ATGAATTAGTGCCTATTGATTTTTATTTCGAAATAAATGAAAATGTCAAAAATAATAATGAAAAAAATGACGAAAATGAAAAAAATAAAAAAAATAAAAAAAATCACAATATTAATTTAAATATTTTTTTTATTAAAGATGAATTAAATGTGTTTTTCTCTCTTTTAAACTAATATATAAATATTGTATGTTATCTTGGGTTATACAAATGACTATTTTATCAATCATTCTCGTTTTTTTAGTACATCACTTAATAAATTTTTTTAAGTCTACGTTAACCGTACCAAAAATAAAGGATTTAGTAAACGCACCCGCACAAAAATATGAGAATATGTTAAATATAATAGGCCGACATAATGAGAATAATACGAATTCTCGGTATGGTTATAATGCGATTGATTTATTGCCTAGTCTAGATGAATCAACAGGTTTAGATGGAATAACAGGAACGGGAGAAAAGAAAGAAAAAGAACCATCTATGAAAAATGAACTAAAATCATTTCTTAAAAAACAATTACATAGTGTTTCTTCAGGAACAGAAATATCAGCTTTAGATTCTATGACAAATACTAGTTATTATGCTGAAGTATAATGATAATATATAACAATTGTATAAATGATTTAAAGATTTATCATTATTTTATACTATAAAAAATATAAATTATGATGAGCCATTTTGATAAAGAAAATATTTTAAAGGAGTTTCCTAACGTAAAACTTTCTTATGAAAAATTAACTCATAAGAAAGTTCATAATGCCGAATTATACTTGGCTATTCCTGAAGGCAAAAAATGTTTTGCGTGGTTTACTACATTTAATGATAATAATGTTTGTTTTATAATGGAACTTGAAGAAAATAAACTAGTAAAAAATATAAAAATAGAAAATGCTTGTTTTTCTGACGAACTTGCGTATGGAACTATTCTTTACGGAACTACTTTTTTTTATTCTGGAAACTCGTTTTTTTGTATTGAAGATATATTTTTTCTTAAAGGTAAAAATGTAAGTGAAAAAAACTGGAGAAATAAATTGTTAACTCTCAATGATTTATTGAAAAATAATTTAAAACAAGTTTCTTATAATAATTCTTTTATTGTCTTTGGGTTACCTATAATATGTGAAAATATAAATGATATAATAAAATCAATAGAAAATGTTAAATATAAAATAAATTCTATACAATTTAGGTTTTTTTCTAACATAAGTAATTATTTATTTATGAATTATCGCGACTTTATTAATGATATGAGTAAGCACAGTTTCCAGCAAGATAAACAATTTGTAAAAAAAACGTATGATAGTTCTCATAACTATAATAAAATAATTTTGAATAACCAAAATGTTAATACGAGAATAGGTTCAAATAAAAATGTAAAACTAAATATTAATAATAAAGAAGTGATACTAAATGTAAAACCTGATTTACAACAAGATATATATCACTTATATTGTTTAAGCGAAAATAATGATGTAGAAGAATATGTTGGGTTGGCTAGCATTTCTGACTATAAAACCAGCGCAATGATGAATAAGTTATTTAGAATTATCAAAGAAAACGACAATTTAGACGCATTAGAAGAAAGCGATGAAGAAGAAGAATTTGAAAATGAAAAAGAGGATTTATTCGTTCATTTAGATAGAGAACATAAAATGGTATGTACTTATAACCATAAATTTAAAAAATGGCGACCAGTTAAGTTAGCAGACTATAATGCTATAGTTACCTCTTCAAAAATTATACATATGTATGACAAGAATACGTATGAAAAGAAATAATTATATAATTATAATATATGTCAGCTGGTTCTGGAGCCTCTAACTTAGGTTATGGTAATTTAATTCCATTAAGTAATGTTAATGGAAATTATGTAAATGTAAATAATTCTAATAATCCATCTAATTTTGGAAGTAATGAAATTTCAGGAACACCTCCAGGTCCATTACCTGGTTTAGGGGGAACAAAAATAAATATAGACGCAGCAGCGGGGATTTATCCTGGTGGATTAAAAGGTGGTGCCTCTAAAATTTTAAGAAAAAAAATAAAAAATATAAGTAAAAAGTATAAGAAGATGAAAGGAGGAAAAAAAACGCGTAGTTCATTAAGACGAAGAGTTCTTTCTAGAGCATTATCAGGAGGAAGAAAAAGAAATAGATATACGCGTTCTCATCGTAATCGTACACGAAGTCGCAAACAAAGAGGTGGATATTCTCAGTACCAGAATAACTTACCGTTAACACCTAGTTATCAAGTGGCAGGAATCAATTTGCCACCAAATATGTCCGCACTCGCAAACCCTACACCTTATACTGTGTTAAGTGCTGGAGCAAATTGTATTGACAATTACAACCATTTTACAGGACAAGGATTTCCTAGCAGAGGACATTAAATATTTTTATATAATTTTATTTATAATTATATAAATTTTTTAAACCTTTTTACATTTCAAACGCCGAATATTTTTAATAAAATTGAAATAAAATTATCATAACGATTTATAATAATACAATTGTACTCATATGAAACTATTTATTATTATTCTGCTTATAAATTGTGCTTATTTATTAAGCGAACAAGTATACAAGGCTCAATTGAGAGGAATGTATAAACAAGAGTTAGACCGATTAATAGGCGAAGAACTAGAAAACTCATTTGTTTTAATTTACAATAAAATAATAGACCGAGCAACAAATGGAATAAATGAATATAAATTTAGAATAATGTGTGAAAAATCAAATTATATTGAAGATAGTTTATGCGAAAACTACAATGGTTATAAACTATGGATACAAAACCACCCAAAAAATATTTTATCCAAGTCAACAAATTCTTATGCTACAAGAGAAGCGTTTACAACAACTATAATTGAAATGTTAAATTATACATTTCCAGATTCTAAAATAAGTAAATTACATAAAAATTGTTGCGATTATTACCAGATTGAATGGTAAAAAACGGTGTTTCAAATGAAATAAGGTGTAAAATTTATAAATAAATTTATTTTTTTATTGACAATAAACATTTTCCACAAAGAAATTTGTCTTTTGATTCTTCGTTCGTTTCTTCATCAATTTCTTCGTCGGCGTCTGAATCGTTTGTAATACTGTTGTCTGTAGAACTATTACTTTTTTGAGAAACCGTTTTTTTTAAGTTGGATACGGTTGTAATACTTTTTATTTGACAAACAGGTTTTGGATTATAAATTACATTCCATTTATTTGTATCTGCCACATAATTTTTACTAGTTGTGTAAATTATTTTATAATTTACTTTTTTATAAAATGTTTTTCTTTTTCGCCATTGATTTTGAAATAAGTTATGGGTGTCAATAATATCAACTACTACAGGATTGCTATGTTTTTCTCTAAGAATGCGTCCAACACTTTGTTCTATATCTGTTTTTGGTGTCGCCATTATAAGTGTAGTAAGCGTTTTTATATCGAGCGCTTCTGAAGCCATTGCGAAAGTTGCAATTACGATTTGTTTGCTTTCTGTTTCTTTTAATGCTGTTTCTTTCATGCCTCCGATGTAATATCCTACTGTTGCTATATTTCTATGTGATATAGCATCGTGTAAATATTTTAATATATTTTTATTATGTGCGAGTATCATTATTTGCTGGTTAGAATTTGTTGTTAGCATATCACTTAATACTTTTAATATAAATTCATTCCTGCGATTATATTCACATAATTTTGATATCATCGAACTGTATGCAGGATTTCCTCTATAGTCAAGCTTTACTTCATTAAATTCTTCATCATCTACCTGATATTCTATAGCGTTAACTACGACTTTTCTCTCTTCATCACGTTTGCCTTTAAAAATTACTTCGCCTAAAAACATTTTAAACACGTGCGTCGTCCCATCTTTGCGGTTCATTGTTGCGGATAAACCAAGCATATATTTCGTAACCAATTTAAATAGCGATTTTGAAAATACTTCGCTCGAAATATGATGTACTTCATCTATTATTGTAAGACCGAAACTATCAAATACTGATGCTGGGTACTCTTTCATCGAAAGACTTTGAAGCATACCTAAAACAATATCTTTGTCATCTATATCGATCGTTTGTCCTTGAATTTTACCTATTCGGGCTTTAGGTAAAAACTGTTGTATTCTCTCTATCCATTGATTCAATAAAAATTCTTTATGCACGATTACAAGGGTTTTTTTTTTAAGTTTAGATAAAATATATAAAGAAGCTGATGTTTTTCCCCAAGCACAAGGTAACTCTAATAACCCTCCGCCATATATAACGTTTTCACAATGTTGTATAAATTTATTCACAACAGGCTCCTGATAGTCGCGTAGTTTACCAGCAAATTCTAAATCAATATTGGTGCCTTCACTTATTTTATATTCTTTTGGCAAACCAAATTTTTCTACACCATAATAATGCGGAACATAAAATTTATTTGAAGATTCACGATATACTGGAAAAGTTTTTTGGTCGCCACCACAATCTCTAAGTGAAAAAGGTTTTATAGTTAAATCGGTTCTCAATTGTTTTTGCTGTTCTAGTGTCAATTCGTTTTTTGGTATTGTATAACCTTTTTGACCTAAATATGTATTTATATTATTTTTTTCCATATTATTTTTATATTATTTAGTAAATTTTATTTATATTCTTTTGCTTAAGTTTTTTGGAGTATTATAAATAAAAATCTATCAATATGATATATGGATAATTTATCTGATTTATTTAAAAAAGAGCATACAGGCCAACTCATTTTATTGATTTTATTTGCCGTTTATTTAATTATGGGATACGACACACCTGAACCAGTCGCAAGTTTAGTTGATTCTTTAGTAGGCAAAATAGTTATATTTGTTGTTGTAATCTATTTGTTTTTACATTCTAATCCTGTTTTAGCTGTATTATCTTTATTTGTCGCATTCGATATAATTAGACGTTCATCTTCCGCTACAGGCATAAGTGCTTTACAAAGGTATGCACCAACCGAACAGAAAAAAATGACTCAATTTACAGCGTTTAACCAATTCCCTTACACTTTAGAACAAGAAGTCGTTAAAAAAATGGCTCCAATCGTTCATTCTAGTTCATCACTATCTCAAGCTTCTTATAAACCTCTATTAGACGATACTCACGACGCATCTAATTTAGCTGGATTAAATTAAACTAGTAATTTATTATCTATTCGATGTATTAAGTTTTTGAATAAAACTTGGGTATTGCATATTTTTTCCTGTTATAACTCCATATAAGACTCCTATAGACATAAATATTATTATAAATCCAACAAATACTAACATAGCTATTATGACTGGGTTATTTAAAGCAGTTCCTAAATCATATGATACAGTGGGTTTATCATATTCTACACCAACTTCGTCTTGAGAAGAACCTGTTGGCTGACAAGATATATAAATACCATCGTCACTCCCACCTAATGTGCTTGGGCCGTTTGAATTAAAAAATAATTCGTTGCCTGGTGTAGGTAAAGGAAAGGCTTTAATTATACCAGTTAATGTATTATAATTTGTAGTGCTTAATAGTATAGCATCTTGTATTGGAAATACTATCCAATCAGTGTTTTTGTTTGCACTATAGCTGAAAAACGGTTTTTTAGGAATTATGTTGTCTAGTGTAAAATCGCTTATATTTAAGTTCATTGTTTCGTTTTCATTTGGAATATTATTACCAATTGAATATATAATATTGTTTATTAAATTCGCTGTATTGGTTGTATCTCCTGATTTGATAACTGGAACTCCAACAAAAAATTGTTTTCCTCCTGAAACTGGTGTATGTTCTACTACTATTTCCGCTGACACGGTAGAGCCATTAAATAAATGTATTGAAGGACTTGTAATAAACACGTTGGTAACATTATATTTTTTGTTATTATATAAAACTGGCGAACTATTTGTGTCATCACATTTTAAATTAATATATACACCTTTATTTTCAGCTATGACATTCGTTTCTGGGTATTTAAAATTATAAGAACACTTTAAATCACATTTTCCTTGGACGTTTTGACTTGATATATTAATATTTTGTGAATTAATTGCCATTTATATAAACTATATAAATAAAAATATTCGCAAGTTTATATATAAATGAAATTAACTAAAGGAAAAATATCAAAATTATACGGTAAAAATAAACAAAGTTTAAAAAAATATAAACGATATAAAAATAAGAACTCTAGAAAAAAAACATATCGAAAAAATAAAGCTATTAATTTAGCTAATAGAACCCTAAAAAAAATAAATTATAAAATAAATAAGGGTGGATCTGTCGATGCGAATACTATTAAAAGTATAAAAAAAGTTGAAGGTGGACCAGATTCAGTAAATAAAAAAAAAGAACCAGTTGTTGAAGAAAATAGAGATTCAATAGTTGAAGATCAAAAATCAGTTGTTGATAAAA